AAGTAAGAAAGCCAACTTAAAAAAATATAGAGGGCAAGGTAAATGAAAACTAAAATATTAAAAAATAAAGTAACTATTGAATTGACTACAAACGAGTATGATGATATGTTCAAATACATAACAAAACTTGACAGCATGTTAAATACTTTACACGAAACAAATGACTTATGGCTGTCTGATGTTCACAACTTAAGTAGTCTAAAGTATGAGTTAGTAGAAATGTTAGATGCTAAATGGGATGCTGGTAGTTATAGATATGTTAAACGAGGGTAATATAAATGAATGATATAGAAAAATTACTAAAAGATAAATTAGCTAGTCAAGGTATAGACAAGGCTTGGTTAGATACTCACCTTGAAGTTTTAACAGACGATGAGGATGAGGAAGATTGTCAGTTAGAGGGTATTAAAAAAGTCAATGATAAAATTGATAGCATGAATGAGAAGCTAGATAACTATCTTGATAAAACATCGAGGGCAAGGTAAATGAAAGAAATTATAGAACAATTAAAATATTTAAGCGAACAAGAACTTAAACAATTAAAACATAAAATACAGTTGCAGATGTTGGAAAATATATATGTTGAACTTGAGGATGAGTAAATGACAGTACAAGATTTAATAGATAATCTAAATACTATCACTGATAAAACTTTAAATGTTCGTGTGTTAGAAAACAATCCCAATAACTCTGATTACAATTTAGAAAATTATTGGATAGATAGAATTGATGTAGCTAACACAGGACAAAGTGGATACGAACTACATGGTGAAGTTGTTTTAATTGGAGAAGCTTAATGAACATATTTTATTTTGATGAATGTCCAGTTGAATCAGCAAAGGCACAGCCTGACAAGATGCTAGTCAAGATGCCTTTGGAATCAGCACAAATGTTATGCACAGCACACCGAGCTTTAGACGGTGATGATTGGGCAGACAAGATGAACATGTATAAGGTAGCACATCTTAATCACCCATGCAGTAAATGGGTTCGTGAAGCAAGTGCTAACTATCAGTGGTTGTACCGACACTTCGTAGCTTTATCAATCGAGTACAGCTACAGGTATGGTAGGTCTCATTTAAGTTATGATAAATTAGCAACACCTTTGATGCAGTTGCCACAGAACATAGCTCTGGGAGATATGACACCACTAGCACAGGCTATGCCTGAGGAGTACAAGAATGAGGATGCTACTATTGCTTATCGTAATTACTGCATTAACGAAAAACACTACGCTAAGTGGGAACAAAATAGACCTAAGCCTATATGGTGGACAACACAGGAAGCTGTTTAAAACTTTTAAATTTAATTGTTGACAATGTCTTTTACTTGTGTTATAATACACGCTTATTAAGATGAACTACTTAGCAGAAAGAGATCAATACAATACAGAGATACTTACTCGTGATGAGTATAGGAAGTTTGGATTGTATATGACGGAACACTATCCAAATGTAGGGCATGTGGTGGAGAAGTTAGACGATACCTTTAAGGTAAGACTTAACGATACTTCATTAACATTTTGGGAAGAGATACTCACTGCTATTAGGGATTAATACGAAGGTATATTATAAGAAGTTTTGCCCTCCTTTATTTAACTTATAATATTTACAAGTTTCCGGTCTTGTGCCACACTAAAACCGGCTTAACTTTTTTAACCAAACACTTTACTTTCATACAAAAGTATGATATAATGTGTGCACTTAATACAAACCGATGGAGGAAATAATATGTATGAGTATGTAAAAGGTAAGGCAATGTGGGCTAATATCACATCGCCAAACACGAGGTTCCAACCTCACAAGTATGGGTTGACTGTTCTTACAGACCCTGAGACTGCATCTAAACTTGAAGGCATAGGTCTTAATCAAGTTAGAGACAGATCAGGACAGCCTAAGTATGATGAACCGGCATTTACTTTCAGTAAGAGAGCCACAAGAAATGATGGTACTGCAAACACTGCACCTAAACTTGTGGACAATGATGGTGCTGATCTAGATGTTAGCGTAGGTAACGGTTCAGAAGTTGTTGTCAAGATCAAACCTTACAAGAATGATTATGGTCAGTTCGCTGAACTTATGGCTGTAAAGGTTGAGAACTTGGTAGAGTATGTTGAAGGTGAATCAGATAACGAGGAATTTTAATTATGATTATTACAATAAATAACGATGATGGGACAACTTCATATGATGTTAATAACATCAACGATGATGGAGTAAAGCAAGAAGCTACTGTTATAGTACAGAAAGTTGGTAACTTACAAGTTATCATAGAAGCTTTAGACTTTGCAAGTCGTACACATCGAGCCAACTTAGAAGAGTTACTCAAAGATAGAGAAGAAGCAATCGTTGAAACAGAACGTGCCAGAAATGATAAAGGGCAGTTCGTTGGCGATGACCCAGAAACTATCGAGGATGAATCGAAAGTAAAAAAAGAAACATAGTCTGTGAGGAGGGCTAACATGAATGAGAAAACTTGGGATAAGTTGAAACAACCATGCCCACTTTGTCCAAGCAGTGATGCTGTAGGAATCAATGAAGATGGTTCGGCAAAGTGTTTTAGTTGTGGAGAATTTATGCCTAATTATGAACAAGCATGTAACGGAAAAACTATGACACAAACAGAAACAATTCAACCTAAACAACCTGACAATGTGAGTGAAGGTAACTTCATTGCATTGACTGACAGAAAAATATCTCAAGCAACTGCACAGAAGTTTGGGGTTAAAGCTGTTCAAGACCTTAAGGGTCAGGTCATTAAACATTTCTATCCATACTACAATGGACATGAACTATCAGCTACCAAGTGCAGAAATTCTGTTACTAAAGATTTCTTTGTACAAGGTAGTTACAATGACACCGGATTGTTTGGTCAGCAATTGTTTAAGGGTGGCAAGTACGTCACCATAACCGAAGGGGAGTGTGATGCTATGGCAGCTTACGAACTACTTGGTAGTAAGTGGGCTGTGGTATCCATCAAGCGTGGAGCACAAGGTGCAGTAAGAGATATCAAGGAGAGCTTGGAGTTCTTTGATAACTTTGAAAACGTGATCGTTGCTTTTGATAATGATAAAGCAGGAAAGGATGCAGCAGTAAAAGTTGCAAGACTTTTCAAGCCCGGAAAGGCTAGGATACTCACACTTCCCAATGGGTTTAAAGACCCTAACGATATGCTTAAGTCTAACAGACATAAGGACTTCGTTGAAGCTTGGTGGTCTGCTAAAGTTTATACACCATCCGGTGTTATCAATGTTACAGAGCAACGTGAGAAGTTTCACAATCGTGAGAAGAAACAAAGCATACCTTATCCTTATGAAGGACTCAACAAAAAGCTGTATGGCTTGAGACAAGGTGAGCTTGTAACTCTTACAGGTGGAACAGGACTTGGTAAGTCTAGTGTAACCAGAGAACTAGAGCATTGGCTTGTGAAACAAACACAAGACAACGTAGGTATCATAGCATTAGAAGAAGATTGGAGACGTACCATTGATGGTATACTTTCTATTGAAGCTAACGCTAGGTTATACATTGACCAAGAACGTGAGAAGTTTTCTAAAGAGGAACTTGATAAGATGTTTGACATCTTGTACGATGGTGAGAATAAAAACAGAGTATGGGTTCATTCCCACTTTGGCACCAACGACATTGATGATATCTTTACCAAGCTTCGCTTTATGATTATTGGTTGCGACTGTAAGTGGGTGGTAGTAGATCACTTGCACATGCTAGTCAGTGCTGTTCACGAGGGTGATGAGAGACGAGCTATTGATACGATTATGACTAGGCTTAGAAGTTTAGTTGAAGAGACAGGTGCAGGGATTATTCTTGTATCACATCTTAGACGTGTCGATGGTAACAAAGGACACGAGAATGGAATTGAAGTAAGTCTCTCTCATCTACGTGGCTCTAACAGTATTGGACAACTATCCGATTGTGTAATTGCATTGGAACGTAATCAACAATCAGATGACCCCGATGAAGCTAGGACTACAAGACTACGTGTACTTAAATCAAGATACACAGGTGATGTAGGTATGGCAGCTAGGGTGATATATGATTCAGAAACAGGTAGACTATCTGAACTAACTAACGAAGACATAGAGTTTGATAACTCTGGTGAAGAGGGATTCTAATGGATTTAGTATTTGATATAGAGACTGATGATATCCATGCCACAAAAGTATGGTGTATCGTTGCCCAGAATCCTGACTCAGGTGAGATATTTAAGTTCCCACCTAACAAGTTAGAAGAAGGGTATCAGTTTCTTACCACAGCAGATAGGCTGATTGGTCACAACATTATTGGATTTGATATACCAATGGTAGAAAAGTTTGGAGGAGTTAATCTCAGTGATAAAGATATCATTGATACTTTAGTTTTATCCAGACTGTTTAATCCAACACGTGATGGTGGTCACAGCCTTGAGACTTGGGGTTACAAGTTAGGCTATCCAAAGATTGAGTTTGAAGATTATCTTAACTACTCTACTGATATGTTAAACTATTGTGTACGGGATGTACAGTTAAACACTAGGGTACTACAAGAACTTCGTAAAGAATCAAAAGGTTTTTCACCTCAATCAATTGAGATTGAACAAGGTGTTGCTAAGATTATGAAACAGCAAGAACAAGATGGGTTTGCTTTTGATATGCAATCAGCACTTGGTTTGTTAGCAGAGCTAAGAGAAAAGAAACAACTGATTGAGTCAGAGGTACACGAAACCTTTAAACCTAAATGGGTAGACACAAAAGAGGTTATACCTTACATAAAGAAAGATGGTAATCTATCCAATCGTGGACTAACTGATGAGGAGTATCAACGTTGTTTAGATACCAACAACTTCAATCCTTTTATGAGACAAACTTTACAAGAGTTTAATCTTGGTTCTCGTAAACAGATTGGAGAATATCTTATAGACTTTGGTTGGAAGCCAGATAGATTTACACCTACCGGTCAACCTATTGTAGATGAGAAAACATTATCCAAGATAACTCACATACACGAAGCAAAACTTATAGCAGATTTTTTATTACTGCAAAAGCGTATAGCTCAAATTGATTCGTGGGTAGAAGCTGTTAAGGATGATGGTAGAATACATGGATTTGTTATTCCTAATGGTACTATTACCGGAAGAATGACACACAGAAACCCCAACGTTGCACAGGTTCCATCTGTTCACAGTCCTTATGGCAAAGAATGTCGAGCCTGTTGGACTGTACCAGAAGGACATAGCCTTGTAGGTGTAGATGCAAGTGGATTAGAGCTACGTATGTTAGCACATTATATGAATGATGAGGAGTATATAAATGAGATTATTAATGGAGACATTCACACGACTAACCAAAACTTTGCTGGACTTAAATCAAGAGATCAGGCTAAAACTTTCATCTACGCACTCGTTTACGGAGCAGGAGATGAAAAGATTGGAAGCATCATTAAAGGAAGCAGAGCAGACGGTAAGAAGTTGCGAGAACGCTTTCTTAGTAGTCTCCCAACATACAAGTCTCTTAAGGAACGAGTTGACAGAGCAGCTTCAAAAAATTTCCTCAAAGGATTAGATGGTAGGAAGTTGTATATAAGAAACAAACACTCAGCTTTGAACACATTGCTTCAAGGTGCCGGTGCTATTCTTATGAAGAAAGCTTTATGTATTTTATCTGGTAGGCTTAAGCTTAGTGGAACACCACATAAGTTTGTAGCAAACATTCACGATGAATGGCAGATAGAAGTCTTATCTTGTCGAGCAAACAAAGTAGGACAGATGGCTGTTGAATCTATCATAGAAGCAGGTGAACATTTTGATCTACGTTGTCCTATGGATGGCGAATTTAAAGTAGGAGGTAATTGGAGTGAGACACATTAATAGTTCAGAAAATTTTAAAAAAGATTTACAACGTGGGAGAAAAATAGAAGAAAAGATACTAGATATTTGTAGGGAAAAATATCCTTGCTCCGTTTTAATAGATGGTAAGTTTAAAGATTATGATTTGTTTATTCCTGAAACAAATAAAACAATAGAAATAAAAGGAGACTATAGAAGTTGTGAAACTGGTAATATTATTATAGAGTTAATGATGTTTAATACTCCTTCAGCTTTACTAACAACTAAAGCAGACTACTGGGTTATCTTTACAGGACAAGAACTATTATGGACTACACCCATAAAGATCATTGAATGTATAACTATTAATAACATATCTTCCCGAAGCTTAACCGGTCAAGGAGATACAGCATCTAAGGTTGCGTGTTTAATACCTATAGAAATATTTAAAAAATATTGTTTTAAAATTGAGGATTCAAATGACACAAACTAAACAACAAGAATTAAATATGAATTACATTAAACCTAATGATAGTAGTAGAAAGGGAGACCTAGCTGAATACTATGCAGTTACATGGCTGTGGGATAATGGCTATGAAGTTTTTAGAAACACAGGTTGTACTGGACCAATAGATATGATAGCAATGAAAGACGGAGAAACTATTTTTATTGATGTTAAAACAGCACAACCACAGCAACATAAAAAAACCGGCAACAAAGTAACTAAATGTCAAAGTCGAAACGAAGAACAAAAAAGATTAGGTGTTCAGTTATTACAATTCAATCCTGTTACTAGACAATTAGCATGGATAAATCACAGACAGAGAACATAATATGACTAAATCTAAGAAAACTCTTGACACCTTAGTTGAAGATATATATAATAAGATAGGTGTACTTGCCGATGGTGAGCACATTGATCTAGACCCTGAGACTATCGACCAGTTTGGTGAGTCTATGAAAGAGATACTTTACA